CATTTTCGAGGAAAACCAATCTGGGTTGACATTCTGATATCCCATCTGCAATAGATGGATATAAGTGTCTTTCGTCATTAGTGCCTTTGCGAACTCCAGCAGTAGAGAAGGGTTGGCATGGAAATCCTGCGCTGATGATACTAACGAGTCCTCGAAACTTTCTGTATGGGAAGGTTTTAACATCTGTGTAGATAGGCGCTGGAGAGATTTTTTCTTCTTCCATCTTTGCAACCAAGTTTTGGATTGCGTATGCTTCCCTCTCCACATAAGCGAGTGTTCTGAGGTTTGGGAAAATTCTTTTGAGTCCAATCCCAATGCCTTCATATCCTGTGCATAATGATAAATAGGTAAGTTCTTGGGTACTATCCACAATTATCTATACTCTCCCTCAAAAGGTTCTGACTTAGCTTTTAAAACAATTTTCATCCAAGCTAAATAATCTTCATTACTTTCAAACCTAGCTGTTACATCTTTACCATTATAAGTAGTATCTTTAAGATTTATATCTACATAAGTTTTATATTCTAAACCACGACCGAGTAAACTTAATGCCTCTGAGTAAAAATCTAATCCATCTGATAAATAAAAATGAACTTGTGAATTATCACTATTTAAAAACTCATGTTTAAAAGAGGCAATAGCTTTTTCTAAATACATGATACCTTCAGGTGTTAAATTACCACCATTCTTTTCTGCATCATATCTTGCTAAATGTACCCAATCTCTAATCATTAAAAACTTACCTAGGTTTCTTTCTGGATAAAGTTCTCTGTCTTTTAACATCAGATTTATATTTCTCATAAATCTTCCTCTTCTACCTTCCTCTGTGAAGTAACCATCATGAGCAATATTTACATCTGACAATATTGTGCTTTGTCCTACACCATCATTTATTTTTGTTTCTGGGTGTTCATGCACAAAACCAAAAAATCTTACATCTCTATGATTTCTAAAAAGTCTAATAGGCATATCAATTTTAAAACCACCTGGTGGGTCTACTGTAAAGTGATGTTGTTTAATTGAATAACCTTTAAACCAATTGTGTCTTAGATACTTATATAAGTTTGGCAATTGTGTAAATTCTTCATCATCATCAATCCACAATATCCAATCGCTCTTTGCATCTCTAATAGATTCGTTTCTTGCAGTATCAAATCCTATCTGTGTTGCAGGTTCGCAAGTTCTAATTTCTGCACCAAAACTTTTGGCAATATCTACTGAAGAATCTGTAGAGCCATTATCAACTACAATAATCTCATCAGCTACAGGACTTACTGATTTAAGACACCTTCTCAACATATCTTCTCCATCTTTTACAATCATGCAAACTGATACTGTTTGTCTTGGAGCTTGTATTGTAAGCTTTCTATCCATGTTAATTTTCTTACTTTTTATCTTTGGATTTGCAGTCCATGTAACAATCCACCAACCAAGGTCATCATTAACAGCACTATTCCTAGGTCCAGAACACATTTGAATAGAAAAATTATCTTTGTGACTAAACATTTCTCGCAAGTCATTTCTTTCATAATTCCAAAGGTGTGCTTTTCTAACATCATCCCATTGACCATAAGGAACTGTTATTGCAACTAATCCACCTCGTTTTACTGAATGTTCCAACTTGTCAGCAAAATCCCAAGGTTCTGGTTGATGCTCTAATACTTCACCACAGAAAACTACATCATGTCCATCTTTCTCTAATTCAGTTGGACAACTAGCTTGGACTAAACTTATCTTAGAAGAATCCTTTAAATTGCTGTTTAAGAAAGATTCAGTCAAATCTAACTCAGCACTTGAGATATTGACAGAAGTAACATCTGCATTAAAGATTTGTGTGAAGATAGCACTTTCGTTACCTATGCCACTTCCATAATCTAGAATGTTAGGATAAGAGATATTACGTTCTGTCAAATATCTGTTTATAGTTTGAAGAGCAACATCTACTCTTGCATATCTTTGTATTTTTATATCACTTATTTTAGACTCTAATTCTTCTTTAAGTTCTTTACCTAATTCTTCGTAAAAAGGTTTGTATAGTTCTGGTTTATAAAGATAAGGATATTCTTGTTGTAATTTTTTTCTCCAAACAATATCATCTTTTGTTAACTGTTTCAAAGGTATGATTTCTTCTTTGGTATACAAATGTTTTGCTAAAGTATATTTATTAGAAACTCTTTCTTCAAAAAGAGACAATAGTCTTTCTTCCCATTCTTTTGCAATTGTTGACCAGTCATTTCGAGAACTTATCTCATATCCATTTTCTTGTTTTTGTTCATATAGAAAATCATCTTCTAAAAGTGTAAATACATGGTTTACAAACTTATCTTGATACTCTTTTGATTTAGCATTACCTTGAACTAACATAGCAGACCTATGTTTAGTTGTTTCTGGCAAAGCACCTACATCAGTACAAACCATTGGCAATCCACACATTTGTGCTTCCATAACTGTTATACAACTTGTCTCTTTAAAGTTAGTAGGATAAACATAAAGTCCAGATTCTTTGTAGAACTCATATAAATCTTTTTTAGTCAATGCTCCAAGGTGCTTGACATCAAAACCTCTTTGTTGACATGATACAATTTCATTTTGCAACTGTTGATAGAATCCTGCCATTTCTTGAGTAGTATTGTCATAACCTGCAATAGACAATGAAACTTCTTTATCTCTTGCCCAAATCTTAGGCATGATATCATATAGCAAAATATCTAGACCTCTTTCTGGACGACTTGTGTAAACTAATCTTTTTCTGTTTCTATTCTTATTGCTTTTGGGTCTTTCAATTAAATCAATTCCATTTCTTGTTCTCCAGAACAAATCTTTATCAACTTGATATATGTCAGCTTGTTGTTTGATATGAAATTCAGATAAACACCAAACCTCATCCATATTCCACAAACCACCATGAAAAGCTTTTCTCTGACTTTTAATTGCAACATCATGTTGCCACAAAATGTTAATTTTAGACTTAATTCCTTTATGAAACATTTCTGGGATTCTTTGAACAATAGTTACATCAGAAGGACAATATTGCATAAACCCTTGTAGCTTATCTAACTTAAGAAATTGAACTTCTTCATGTTTACCTTCGTAAGTTGTATTACAAAACAAAGTTACATTATGACCTAACTTAGCTAACTCTCTAGCCATACATAGACCTGCTGTTTCACTACCACCTAAAGATTTTTCTTCCAAAGTACGAGGATTAATCTCCATACCTGCTACAACTAAGTTGATGTCTAAACTATATTTGCCCATGACTTACCTACCTTTATATCTGATATTGTTTTTGGAGCTACATTGTATTCTCTCGCTAAACGAGATTGCACACCCCATGATTTATCTTCTTTTAATATTCTTTTTATTCTTTTTACTGATTGTAGTTTTAATTTTCTGGCAATATTCTTTTCAGAAGTCCACCAATTTTTTGCATTACCATGAAGGTGCATATCTCTAGTATTGTCAGCAGGAGTACCCCAATATAAATTACTTGCATTGTTGTTTTTATTATTACCATCTTTGTGTAATGCCCATCTTTTAACTTTTGATTTACCTTTACAAAAAGCTTCAGCAACTAACCTGTGAACTTTAGCTTTTACATATTTTTTGTTAGGAAACAATGTTACACACATATAACCATCTTTGTCTGGATTTTGAGACAATATCCTGTAATGTGTTCCTCTTGTATATTTAAGAGATTTCACACGACCCTTGTTAGATACTAAATAATCTAGATATTTTGTTGATTGCCACTTTTCTGTTTTCATAGTTCATTACCCCAAGCATCCCAACCTTCATGTCTGGTTCTTGCAAATAACTCTATTCTAGGTATATCACCTAGAAGTTCAACAATTCTATCTCTAACAATATCTGGCTTCTGTGAATGTTTTCTTATAGGTTCATCTATTATCTGATTCACAGTATGTGATTGTATTGTTAAGTTACCTTTAGTACCTAATAAACAAAATTCAATATTACTTCTAGTATAACGACCATTACCAAGTCTATATTGTTTATTTATTTTATTTCTTTTTATCCAGGCAAAAGCTACAGTTTTATACCAAAACCCCCATATATCAAGTATTAGTAAGGATTCTTGTAACATTGGTGCAGTTCCCCATAAAAAAAGATAAGAATTTGTGTCAGCAATCTCTGGTACATTCAAAGCTTCTAATTCTTCAAATGACATTCTCGGATAGTGACCATCATCACCTGTGACATATTTCCAGGGTGGGTCAGCATAAATTATGTTGTATTTGTTATTATTAGGTATGTTACTCATGGTAATCTTGAGGTAATAATACACGATTCATGTAGTAATTGCAATCATACTGAGTTATAATTGATGTATGCCAATTTATACAACAGTTGCAAATGTCTATAACCTATATCCAAGAATTGGAAGTATGACTACAATATCATCTTCATCTATTGCATTTTTTATAGACCAAGCAGAAGCAGAAGTAAATGGATATCTTGGAAACAATTACTCACTACCTTTTAGCTCAACAATACCTATAATTGAAACTATAAGTACCGAGTTCTCGGTAGTTAAAATATTAGAAAGATTTTTTACACAAGAAATAGGAAGTAAAAATGAATGGGTAGAAGCCAGATATGAAAACATTTATAACACTTTATCAGCAATAAACTCTGGCAATCTAGCTCTAGTCACAAGTAGTAATGAAGTATTAACATATCAATCAGAGGGCGGCATACACAGTAATACACAAAACTTTGACCCAACATTCTCTGTAATTAATGATGTGTACCAGCAAACAGATGGTGACAGACTTCAAGATGACTTTGATAAAGTTAGGGACAATACTTATAAACCAGAGTTAGAATAATGGCAAAACAACCATCAGGATTACAAATGACTTTTAAACCAGACCTTAGAACAATAAGGGGTGATGTAAAGCGATTGAATAAAAGATTTACTGGCGTTTGGGAAGACTTTAAAACAAAAGAGCTACCAAAAGTTGCTAGAGATTCAGCTAAAGAATTGTTAGAAGCTACACGAAAAGGATGGCTAAACAGTAAACAACCAGGTGGTAAAAAATACCCTGGACCTAAAGATAGGAAATCACCATATTGGTCATGGAAAAGGCAAAAGTTCAATCCTCGTAAACCAGGATATGCTCTTTTAGAAAGAACAGGTAACTTGTTTAAAAATTATTTTTCAGAACCTACATCATTAAAAAAAGCAAAGGCAGGAAAAGTTACAATAGCTGTGGGTAATACAGCATCTTATTTTTCAGTACATGAAGAAGGTATAGGTAATGTTAAAAAAAGAGAATCATTGCCTACAGAAGATTATGCACAAAGAATAATTACAAAATATTTTAACAAGGGCTACAAAAGGCAACAAACAAGACTAAGAAATAAAATGAAAGGGACGGCTAGAAGATAATGGCAATTATAGATTACTTAGGAATAGAACAAGCAATACAAACAATATTTGAAAATGATTCTAGAACATCAACAATTAATGGTAGAGCTTCAACAATAGTTGTAGAGGATTCTGATTTTGTATCTGAACCTAGATGTCCATACATTGGAATATTCTTAGATTCATATGAAACAACTGAAGATACAATTACTATAGGTGGTTCAACACCATATCTTACAACTCTAGGGATAGATATACAGATTTATGAATTTGCTTTAGAAAATCTAGAAGGTGCAAGATTAAGAGATATTGCTTTTGGTAAAGTCAAAGAAGTTCTTAAAGATAATAAGACACTAAATGGTAATGTGTTGTATTATAAGTTTGGTGATGGTAAATTTGATAATATGAGGAATGAAGAGGGCATTGGATTTTTTAAGGGTATTTCTCTTAGAATAGATTGCGAGGTGCAAGAATAATGAAAATAGAATGGCTAAAAGCTGGATTACAAATACCTGGATTAGGTATTACAAAAAAAGGAAATCAAGAGGATGTGTCTAAAGCTCAAGCAGAAGGTTTTATTGCAGAAGGGATTGCAAAAGCTGTAAAAGCAAGGCAAAATAATAAAGAAGATAAATCTTCAGAGGAGAATAAATAATGGGTTATGGAATAGGTGGACATTTAGCTATATCACAACAAAGTAGCTTTGGCACAGCAACAGCAAACTGGATTTATATGCCTTTTATATCAGAGTCAGTTACTGACAATATAGAGCAATTACAATCAGAAAATTTGAAAGCAAGGTTTGATGCGCCAGACAATTTAGAAGGAATCAACAATGTTACAGGGGACATAGTATTTGAACCACATCCAACTGTACTTGGAGAAATTCTAAGAGGAAACATTGGTCAAGCAGCTGTTGCCTCTAATCCAAGTTCTGTATATATCCACGAATTCATTCCTGCTCAAAGTGATTTTGATTCTAATTGTGCATTACCACCATATACAATGGCAATATTTAGAAATGTTGGTAGCCAATATCAATATACAGATGTTCAATTTCACACACTTGCATTTGAAATAGTAGCTGGAGCAATAGTTAGAGCAACAGCAACAGTTCATGCAAGAACAACTTCTCTTCAAAACCCAACTACTCCATCCTTTACTGAATACACACCATTTACTTGGAATCAAACTTCAGTAGAGATTGGCGGAGCAGCGAACAGCGTTTTAGAATCAGCAACAATAACAATAGAGAATCCAATCGAAGGTGTACCAACACTTAATGGTGCAAAGACTGAAGCTCTTCTAAAAAGAAGTGACTTTAGAAATATAACAATTACTGGTGACCAAGATTTCTCTTCACAAACTGAATACAATAGATTTAGAGCGCAGACTAGAACTGCGTTTAAATTAAGTATTACTGGTACAGAAATTGTAACAGGATATAACGAACAATTAATTTTTGATTTACCACAAGTTAATTACACTACCTTTGAAGCACCAATTGGTGGTCCAGGTAGAATTACAGCAGCATACGAGGGTAAAGCAGAGTATTTTGTAAATAGTAGTTACACTATGAGAACAACTCTGCAAAACACTTTGGCTGCATATTAAACAATATAGGAGTTTCATATGAAAACCTTCACTCTCGCTGGTCGTGAAATAAAAGTAAAACCAGCTACACTTTTTCAACTTGCTGAATTAGAAGAGCAAGGACCTTTAGAACAGAAGCAAAATAAGCCAATTACAGCTTTGCTTGATGTTTTAAAATTAGTAATCTCAGATAAAGACCTAAATCCAGACTTAGATGAAT